AATGCCTTCGCCCCAAAGCTCGAAACGTTTGGGGGTAAGTGCAAATTGGTGAAGGACGCGAGGAAGTACCGAGACTCTTAGTCTTCAGAACAATCGGCGCATCACTCCCACTCTCACTGTTGACAACGACATCTCCTGTCAAAGCTGAGTACATTTGATTCACATACACAGGAACAGCAGAAGCATTTATTCCAAAAGGAACCTGGACCTCAAAGTCTGAGCCAGCTCCCTCAAAATGCTCTATATACATGACATCAGCTGCTGCTTCTGGAGCTCGAAACGCATTGAGCATCACGAGGACAATAATACCAGCTGAATACTCTGCGGACTCTGCTTGACCGTTATAAACTTCAAGCAGCTCCGTTTGAGCAATGTACGGAATTTCAGCGCACAAAACTGAAGAACCGGTGTTTATGTCATAAACCACATAAGCCTGAGAAAGAATTTCTTCTATAGAAACTGGGACAGTGTGAACACCCCACAAAACGGCTAAGGCCAATCGACAGGTAGCGATGCCTGGAGCCAAGAAGTGGAATGAATGTCTAATCGAACCTCTCCAAAACGTATGCATATGTGATAAATAGGCAAGTGAAGAAGTCGCGCGAGTGTCACCCACCGACATTCCAACCATAGCTTGGTTAGGGCAAATGGGGTAAGTAGCAATGACTGAGCCACTAATATCTGCAGAAGAAACACTCAAGGCATCAGCCCAGACCAACCGCGCAAAGCGCTTAAAGGCCAGGTCGTCAATATCTCCCAAACCTGTGCTAACAGTGGGTTCAATGATTTGACTGATACAAAGAGGATCTGCAAAAGTGACACCTTGACAAGTGGCAAAACCAGGAGCTGAAGCTCTAACAAGGCCACCAAGTTCAAGGCCTAAATTAGGTTTATCCATGCCTGCAGAAGCATCAGTGTCAGTCTTAGTTTCAGCAGAATTGTGAGGATTCGACTGAAACGATGAATCAACAAGACCACTCACGTGGTTTTGGATTTTCGAAGTAGAGTAAGTTATACCTTGGGTTTCGTATTCAACAGGTTGTGGTGGAACCTTATTGGCAACGCGAAACCAAAGTTCTTCATAAGTAGGAAAAACTTCACACAAGCCATAAGTCTGATATAAATCCGACTCCAAATCATCCTTGAGTTCTTGGAAACGTTTAGGTCCAGCGAACCAAGCACGTTCTAGAGTATCAGTTATATTCGATTTAATAGCATCTATTTCTGAAAGATCAGGATTAGGTTTAACATACCTAACTGCCTTAGAAAGAGAACCTTGCTTAATAACGGGGAAAAACGACAATCCCGGAATTAGACCTGGTTCTGCTCTAGTCTTACAACTAAGGAACTCAAGATCTAACACAGATTCAGTGTCAGGAATAGGGCCTGCAAGCTTATTTGCTGGCGTAATAGTAACACCAACAGTAGCTAAATACTTCTCTGAAGAGTTGTAATTATAAAAGCCGGCAGAAGGATGAACAGATTCAACTCGATCATCTCCAAGGCCGAAACCACTGACATATTCTCTAAACCCGGTATACCCAAGGAGAGGAGCATAATCTGCATCTTCAACAATGAGCTTTCGTTCGGGAGTCAATCCGGCGTACCATTCTCTAGCCAACGCAACATAAGTGCAACCAGCTAAGGCGGTTCGAAAGAAAGTGTTATGATCCGTCGTTCCAGGTTGACCGCTAATGTTTCCCATAAGAGACTGAGAAACAGTTTTACCAATAACTGTAAAGTTAAAGATAATAGCATGAATCAGAAGAAAACGAGCTCTTCTATCTTCAATCGTCCAAGTACCATGCTTTTGGTACCAGTGATCAACAGCTTCAAAAAAGCTGAAGAAAAACTGAGCGCCTAAAGTCGAATCAAAGCGCTTAACATCGGAAGAGAACCCAACACTTGAAGTATTGAGCATCTTCTTGACAATTGCATCCCAACCAGGACCCATCACTTCTATTCCAATAGCATGGCCCCACTTAAGGTGCGATGCATGGAAACTAGCAGTGAAGGCTCCAAAATACTTCCGATATAAATAACAGAAGTCAACTTGGGAAGCAGTTATCTCACGAGCGCCAACTCGGTTAATCTTGTCCAAAGCAAGAAGCTCATCCTTACCAAAACTACCAAAGAGAAAATACGGCATATTTCCTTGACGGAGATGTGAGTCTTTCTCTTCGACATGAAGTTCAAGTTCGTTCGAGGCAACATACTCGTCTTCGACAAAGTCGACAACGTGATGTTTACCACGAGCACCAGGCTTCTTCCACAAGTGACCTGGACCGGTGCCTCTCGGCAACGGTTTCATATAATCACCGAAAACTGCCTTCGGATTAAGGACTTCAGCCAAAGAATAAACACGAGCTTCAAAGATAGGAGGAACCTCAGCAACGAGGCCACTCATCACCATCTTGAAGTCGTGTATAGGCAAGTCCATAGGTCGAACTGAGAATTTATCCTGCAGTTGAGCCATAAAGCTAAGCTTACTTTCTTGCATATGCTTTGGAGCTTGAGTTTTGGTTAAAGGGCTAGGGACTTTTAAACAAGAAGAAGCTAAGCTTCCTTTCAATAAAGTCCGCACAAGTCGAGTTTGCGTCGGGACAGACATTCGATCATTAATAAGAGCCACCGGAATAAACCCAGCGGGCACATCAGGACTTTCAAAGTCATTAAGAACCGGACTGAAACCTTCAAACTCTGTTGAAGCTATATTATCGCAACAACAGACTATGCCTTGGGTCTCGAACCTAGTTCGAACACCTTCTAGCATCTCTCGAGTGAC